TTTAATCCACATATATTTAAAAGTGAGGTAGTAGGTAATAAATATAAGACTTAAAGTTAAGATTGCTTTTTTCATGTTTCATAATTAAAACCTCTGTAAATTTAAGGTTAGTATTATGAAATAATGGATTGGTTTATTCTTTAGTACTAACTTCGTAGTAAATTATATAGTTCGCTAAATTGTATTTATCTACTATATTTTTGGAATAAACAATTTCCTTTTCTTTCTTCAGTAAATTATAAAAATCTACATCATTTTCGTTAGCTGATTCTATTTTGGTGATATCAGATTGTCTAACGATTCTTTTAGATCTGTCAAGGTATATAAATTTCCCTGATTTAGAATTAGTCTTTTTATTCACACCGACGTAAATTGAAAGTAATATACTTTTTCCAAAAACAGCATCGCTGTGATTATGGTTTTCATCTTCTATAACTAAGAATACATGTTTTTTTGTAAAAATTTTTTTGATCATCGTTATTATTCCTTTATTAAATTTATTAAGTCTTCTTCATTTAAAAATTGAATTTTTGCACCATTTCCAACATATTCTCGAGCTTTTCGTTGTTTTGAAACTAGTCCGTTCACATCTTTATATTTATCATCTTGAACACCTTCGACTAAAATATCTGTTTTTGCAGTTACGTCACTTCTGATATAAGCTCCTTTCTTTCTAGTTAATATCATTAAATCTTGTTTTTCAGTGTCAAAATTACCTGTAAAAACAACATTTTTATCTTTTAAAATAGGGATTACACTTTCCACTTCTATTTTATTAATCTCAGATATTTTCATATGAATTTTTTGAAATCCTGAATCGAAAAGTTTAGTTGGAGAGTTAGAATATTTGCTAAATCTAATGTATTGCTTAGGCATATAATGTATTAATTTTAATACACTATAATGCTGATTGTTTTTAGCGAGTGATATCAACATCTTCGATAAAGCTAGCACGTCAAATTTAGCAGAATGTAATTTTTCTTTATCGATATCATATAAGCTACACAAATTTTCTAATTTAAAACTAGAGATTGCGTGGAAGCTTCTAAAGATATTTATACTATCGACATACATGAAGTTTGGAACAGGTAAGTCATAATAATTATTAGTATTTTTTAATACTGAAATATCAAAAAGTGCATTATGAGCAATAATTAAATGTGATTCTTTTAAAAGATAGAGAATTTCTTGGTAAATATCTGGATATTTAGGTGCTTTTAATATGACATCTTCAGGTATTTTATGTATTTTAGCGTTTTTCAAGTTATATCTATTATTAGGAGGATTAATATAAGATGAATAAACTTTTACTATTGATAAATCCTTAATTAAAGATACAGCAACTTCGCAAGGGCTGTTCATATGTTCATTCATAGTTTCAAAGTCTAAGACTGCAATATCATATTTTTTCATTTGCAAGTGCTCCTTTTATAAAATAACTTTTCCAATTAACCTCACACTTTCATTTCTATAAAAGTGTAGATCGTCGTAATCTTTATTTAGTGAAACTAGAGTCAATCTATCATCTTCAACAAAGACTTTCTTAACATACGCTTCTTCTTCAATGATGAATATACCAATTTGTCCATTCTTTATATTGTGAGTTTTCTCCACAAATATGATTTCGCCATCTTTAAACATAGGTTCCATAGAATCACCATTTACTTTTAACGCTAAATCGTGTGTGGGGATAGGTCCTTTAACCATTTCAGTAAATAGCGTTTCATCGTGTAAACGTTCTCCTACACCAGCAGAGACGCAACCATTGACGTTAACTGGAGTTTTCTCCTGTTTATATGAATTAATATCTACAACGTTATCTCCTTTAGAATTCTGTTCTTCCAATTGTTCATTTGCATAGTTAAGTACGTTTTCTTGGCGGGGAGGTGTGAGTTTGTTGTATATGGAAGTGATGTCGTTATCGTCTTTGTATGTAGTATCTATGTCGCTTTTACCAACCTCGAAAACATCAGCTATCCTTTGTATAACGCCGTGAGAGGGGTTGGAACGTAAATTTAAATAATCGCTTAAAGTAGATGGTTTTATGTTAATGAGTTCAGCAAGTTTCTTTTGAGACATATTTGAATCGTTGAGAAATTTTCTAATGTTTTTGGCTATAATAATATTTCTTTCTTTGTTCATATTACTTACCTCCTTTTTTTCTTATTATACGAAATTTTCATATCATAGTAAAGTTTTTTACGAAAAAAACGTATTTAATGTTGACAATACGAAAATTTCGTATTATATTAGGTTTACGAAAGGCGGTGACAACATGAAAACATTAAAAGAGTTGAGGACTGATTACGGATTGACTCAAAAAGAGTTAGGAGATTTATTTAAGGTCTCATCACGTACAATTCAAAATATGGAAAAAGACTCTACAAACATTAAAGATAGTTTACTTTCTAAGTATATGAGTGCTTTTAATGTTAAATATGATGATATTTTTTTAGGTAATGAATACGAAAATTTCGTATTTACGAACGATAAAAAGAAATCAATTATTTTAGCATTTAAAGAAAAACAAACATCTTAATAGGAGGAATAACAAATGAACATTCAAGAAGCAACGAAGCTAGCGATGGAGAAAGGAATAAGTATAAGGAGAGAGAATCAAGATGTGTATGGGATATTACCAACTAATTTGCAGCGTTATCAATGCCTAGTCGTATCTAGACACTATAAGAAAAAAAGACAAACCGCCGCCGGAAGGTGGCAGCCTAGCGCAGACGATTTAATAGCAGATGATTGGATTTTAGATTATTAATTTTTTCAAATCTCTAATTAAACCCATAAGTGTTTTGTAATCTTTTTTGGATTCTGATTCTGAGTAGGCGATACCTTCTCGAGAAAGAGCCATCTCAAGAAAACCGCCATCTTCAGCAGAAGCAATTACAAAATCTCTATGCTTTAATTCAAGAACTGCATCGATATAGTCTTCAAAATTAAAACCTAAAAAGAAAGCGTTAAATGAGGATTCATCACTACCGAAATAAGATGCAGAATGTTTAGACATACCTTCGTCAATTCTACCAAGGTAAATTGAATAAAGTTGTAAAAGGACAAATTTAGCTTCATCAGTCATAAGTCATTCACCTCCTTAATAGGAGTATAGCAGAAAGGAGCATAAACAATATGCAAGCATTACAAACAAAATCGAACATCGGAGAAATGTTCAATATTCAAGAAAAAGAAAATGGAGAAATCGCGATCAGCGGTCGAGAACTTCATCAAGCATTAGAAGTAAAGACAAGATATAACGATTGGTTTGAAAGAATGATTAGTTATGGCTTTGAAGAAAATATTGATTATACAGCTCTTACTCAAAAAAGAGTAACAGCTCAAGGCAACGCTATTAATTATTTAGACCACGCACTCACACTAGACACTGCAAAAGAAATCGCAATGATTCAACGTAGTGAACCTGGTAAACGTGCAAGACAATATTTCATCCAAGTGGAAAAAGCATGGAATAGCCCAGAAATGATTATGCAACGTGCTTTAAAAATTGCTAACAACACAATCAATCAATTAGAAACAAAGATTGAACGTGATAAACCAAAAATTGTATTTGCAGATGCAGTAGCTACTACTAAGACATCAATTTTAGTTGGAGAGTTAGCAAAGATCATTAAACAAAACGGTATAAACATCGGGCAACGCAGATTGTTTGAGTGGTTACGTCAAAACGGATTCCTTATTAAACGCAAGGGTGTGGATTATAACATGCCTACACAGTATTCAATGGAACGTGAGTTATTCGAAATTAAAGAAACATCAATCACACATTCGGACGGTCACACATCAATTAGTAAGACGCCAAAAGTAACAGGCAAAGGACAACAATACTTTGTTAATAAGTTTTTAGGAGAAAAACAAACATCTTAATAGGAGGAACGAACAATGCAAGCTCAAAACAAAAAAGTCATTTATTACTACTATGACGAAGCCGGTAATAGGCGACCATTAGATATTCAAATTAATGACGGATATGAACTGATGGTCCGATCTCATTTCATCAACAACACCATTGAAGAAATACCATACGTAAATAATAACTTATATGCCTTGGTTGATGGTTATGAATTTAAGTTAGATTGAATTTTTGAGAAAGATATTGAAAAGCTAATTTCCCCATAAGATTAAGAGACATACTGGATGTTTTGTTAACGACTCTTTTAACTTCGTTCCAAGTTTTATTGTCTCTAATATTATCGAGAAATTCATGGCCAGACCAAGTGATGTCATCAATAATCCAAGAAACGACCCTGCCTTCGATGAATTTCAGATCGCAACAAATAAATTTAGCTTCTTCTAATTTTAAAAGTGAGTACATTACTGTTTCAAAATCATATTTATCAAAAATAATATTATCGTTGAAATTATGTCGAGTAAGTGGTTCACCTATTTTCTTATTAGATTCTATTTCTAAGAGCAAGAGTCTAACGCAATCGTGATTAAGTTTCATCCTATCACCTCCATAACAGGAGTATAGCAGAAAGGATCATAAACATCTTAAAAGGAGGAATAACAAATGAACATTCAAGAAGCAACTAAGATAGCTACAAAAAATCTTGTCTCTATGACACGGAAAGATTGGAAAGAAAGTCATCGAACTAAGATATTACCAACAAATGATAGTTTTTTACAATGCATCATTTCAAATAGCGATGGGACAAACCTTATCAGATATTGGCAACCTTCAGCCGATGACCTCATGGCAAATGATTGGGAAGTTATAAACCCAACTAGAGACCAGGAATTATTGAAGCAATTTTAGAAATGCTATCAATGATACTTTTTAAATTGTTTTTAAACTCATTTTCAAAGTAAACAACAGTCTTGTCTGAAATTGTTACATGATAAATAGTGTTACTAGCATACACGCCGTTTAGGAACCCAGAGTTTTTAAGTTTATTTAAATCGTATTTTACATCTTCGAAATGTAGTTTTTGAAAATACTTTGTATGTATATCTTTAGCACTTCCAAAATTATTGCAGGTTAATTTAACCGAACCTAACTTTACACATTCTAAATAATCTTTGTAGAGTACGGACAAGATATATTGTTGGTCTTTAGTAAGTGTATCAAATTCATCAGATATCAAGGGCATGTTATCACCTCCTTAGGTTGATAACAACATTATACACGAAAGGAGCATAAACATATGAACACAAGATCAGAAGGATTGCGTATAGGCGTCCCACAAGTTTCTAGCAAAGCTGATGCTTCTTCATCCTATTTAACGGAAAAGGAACGTAACTTAGGAGCGGAAATATTAGAGCTTATTAAAAAAAAGTGATTACAGCTACTTAGAAATAAACAAAGTTTTCTATGCATTAGATAGAGAACTTCAATACAGGGCGAATAATAACAAACTTTAACATTATACACGGAAGGAAAGATAGAAATGCCAAAAATCATAGTACCACCAACACCAGAAAACACATATAGAGGCGAAGAAAAATTTGTGAAAAAGTTATACGCAACACCTACACAAATCCATCAATTGTTTGGAGTATGTAGAAGTACAGTATACAACTGGTTGAAATATTACCGCAAAGATAATTTAGGTGTAGAAAATTTATACATTGATTATTCACCAACAGGCACTCTGATTAATATTTCTAAATTGGAAGAGTATTTGATCAGAAAGCATAAAAAATGGTATTAGGAGGATTATCAAATGAGCGACACATATAAAAGCTACCTAATAGCAGTGCTATGCTTCACGGTCTTAGCGATTGTACTCATGCCGTTTCTATACTTCACTACAGCGTGGTCAATTGCAGGATTCGCAAGTATCGCAACATTCATATTCTATAAAGAGTACTTTTATGAAGAATAAAAAAACTGCTACTTGCGACAACAAGTAACAGTTAAAGATAAGCATTTGTCTTAAATAATTATATAAGGAGTTATTAATATGACCTTACAACAAAAAATACTATCACATTTTGCAACATATGACAATTTCAATCCTGATGATGTAGTTGAAGTTTTTGGAGTATCGAAAACACATGCAAAATCCACACTTTCGAGACTTAAGAAAAAAGGAAAGGTTGAAATGGAAAGTTGGGGAAAATGGCGTGTTATCGAAGCACAATTACATTTAACTGTCGTCGAACGTAAAAAAGAAATTTTAGAAGAGCAATTTGAATTGTTAGCAAGATTGAATGAACAAAGTGATGACCCTAGAGAAATAGAAGATCGTATCAAGTTAATGATTCGTCTAGCTAACCAATTTTAAGGAGGATTTAATCAATGGCAATATTAGAAGATATTTTTGAAGAATTAAAACTATTAAATAAGAATTTACGTGTGTTAAATACTGAACTATCAACTGTGGATTCATCAATCGTACAAGAGAAAGTTAAAGAAGCACCAATGCCAAAAGAAGAAACAGCTCAACTGGAAACAATTGAAGAAGTTAAGGAAACGTCTACTGATTTAACTAAAGATTATATTTTATCAGTAGGAAAAGAGTTCCTTAAAAAAGCAGATACTTCTGATAAGAAAGAATTTAGAAATAAACTTAACGAACTTGGTGCGGATAAGCTATCTACTATCAAAGAAGAACATTATGAAAAAATTGTTGATTTCATGGAAGCGAGAATTAATGCATGAAGCTAGATCACTCAAATAGAGCTCATGCAAAGCTAAGTGCAAGTGGTGCGAAACAATGGCTAAACTGCCCACCGAGTATTAAGGCAAGTGAAGGTATTGCAGATAAAAGTTCAGTTTTTGCTGAAGAAGGTACATTCGCCCATGAATTAAGTGAGTTATATTTCAGTCTTAAATATGAAGGCCTAACACAGTTTGAGTTTAATAAAGCTTTTCAAAATTATAAGCGAAATCAATATTACAGTGAAGAGTTGCGTGAATATGTTGAAGAGTATGTAGCTAATGTAGAAGAAAAATATAACGAAGCTTTGAGTAGGGATAATGATGTAATAGCTTTATTTGAAACAAAATTGGATTTAGGTAAATACGTCCCTGAATCTTTTGGTACTGGTGATGTCATTATATTTTCAGGTGGTGTACTTGAAATTATTGACCTTAAATACGGTAAAGGCATTGAAGTTTCAGCTATAGATAATCCTCAACTTAGATTATATGGCTTGGGCGCATATGAACTGCTTAGTTTAATGTATGACATTCATACAGTTCGCATGACTATCATACAACCACGAATAGATAACTTTTCTACTGAAGAGTTACCAATATCAAGATTACTTCAATGGGGAACCGATTTTGTTAAACCATTAGCCAGACTTGCTTATAACGGTGAAGGTGAGTTTAAAGCAGGTAGTCATTGTAGATTCTGTAAGATAAAGCATTCATGTAGAACACGTGCAGAATACATGCAAAATGTGCCTCAAAAGCCACCACATTTGTTAAGTGATGAAGAGATTGCAGAACTTTTATATAAACTGCCTGATATCAAAAAATGGGCTGATGAAGTAGAACATTATGCGCTAGATCAAGCGAAAGGAAATGATAAAAACTATCCTGGTTGGAAGCTTGTAGAAGGTCGTTCGCGAAGAATGATAACTGATACAAAAGCAACGCTTGAAAAGTTAGTTGAAGCGGGTTATAAACCTGAAGATATTACAGAAACCAAGTTACTTAGCATTACGAAATTAGAAAAATTAATTGGTAAAAAAGCATTTTCTAAAATTACAGAGGGCTTTATAGAAAAGCCACAAGGTAAATTAACACTTGCTACCGAGTCTGATAAACGACCAGCTATAAAGCAATCTGCTGAAGATGATTTTGACAAACTATAAAAATTAAAAAGGACGGTATATAAACATGAAAGCAAAAGTATTAAATAAAACTAAAGTGATTACAGGAAAAGTAAGAGCATCATATGCACATATTTTTGAACCTCACAGTATGCAAGAAGGGCAAGAAGCAAAGTATTCAATCAGTTTAATCATTCCTAAATCAGATACAAGTACGATAAAAGCCATTGAACAAGCTATAGAAGCTGCTAAAGAAGAAGGAAAAGTTAGTAAGTTTGGAGGCAAAGTTCCTGCAAATCTGAAACTTCCATTACGTGATGGAGATACTGAAAGAGAAGATGATGTGAATTATCAAGACGCTTATTTTATTAACGCATCAAGCAAACAAGCACCTGGTATTATTGACCAAAACAAAATTAGATTAACGGATTCTGGAACTATTGTAAGTGGTGACTATATTAGAGCTTCAATCAATTTATTTCCATTCAACACAAATGGTAATAAGGGTATCGCAGTTGGATTGAACAACATTCAACTTGTAGAAAAAGGCGAACCTCTTGGCGGTGCAAGTGCAGCAGAAGATGATTTTGATGAATTAGACACTGATGATGAGGATTTCTTATAAGTCAATAGGTGGGGTTTTTAGCCCCACTTTAATTTTAAAGAAATTGAGGTGTCAAGAATTTGAAATTTATGAATATAGATATTGAAACATACAGCAGTAACGATATTTCGAAATGTGGTGCCTATAAATACACAGAAGCTGAAGATTTCGAAATTTTAATTATAGCTTATTCGATAGATGGTGGAGCGATTAGTGCGATTGACATGACTAAAGTAGATAATGAGCCTTTCCACGCTGATTATGAGACGTTTAAAATTGCTCTATTTGACCCTGCTGTAAAAAAGTATGCATTCAATGCTAATTTCGAAAGAACTTGTCTTGCTAAACATTTTAATAAACAGATGCCACCTGAAGAATGGATTTGCACAATGGTTAATTCAATGCGTATTGGCTTACCTGCTTCGCTTGATAAAGTTGGAGAAGTTTTAAGACTACAAAGCCAAAAAGATAAAGCAGGTAAAAATTTAATTCGTTATTTCTCTATACCTTGTAAACCAACAAAAGTTAATGGAGGAAGAACAAGAAACCTACCTGAACATGATCTTGAAAAATGGCAACAATTTATAGATTACTGTATTCGAGATGTAGAAGTAGAAATGGCGATTGCTAATAAAATTAAAGACTTTCCAGTAACTGCAATTGAACAAACATATTGGGTTTTTGACCAACATATAAACGACAGAGGTATTAAGCTTTCTAAATCATTGATGTTAGGAGCTAATGTGCTCGATAAGCAGAGTAAAGAAGAATTGCTTAAACAAGCTAAACATATAACAGGTTTAGAAAATCCTAATAGTCCTACACAGTTATTGGCTTGGTTAAAGGATGAACAAGGATTAGATATACCTAATTTACAAAAGAAAACGGTTCAGGAGTACTTAAAAGAAGCAACAGGAAAAGCTAAAAAAATGCTAGAAATTAGATTGCAAATGTCTAAAACCAGTGTGAAAAAATACAACAAAATGCATGACATGATGTGCAGTGATGAACGGGTAAGAGGTCTGTTTCAATTTTACGGTGCCGGTACTGGAAGATGGGCAGGTAGAGGTGTACAACTTCAGAATTTAACAAAGCATTATATTTCAGATACTGAATTAGAAATAGCAAGAGATCTTATTAAAGAACAACGTTTTGATGATTTAGATTTATTACTCAATGTTCATCCTCAAGACTTATTAAGTCAATTAGTTAGGACGACATTTACTGCTGAAGAAGGTAATGAACTAGCAGTAAGTGATTTTTCTGCAATAGAGGCAAGAGTCATAGCATGGTATGCAAAAGAACAATGGCGTTTAGATGTATTCAACACACACGGAAAGATATATGAAGCATCGGCTTCTCAAATGTTTAATGTACCGGTAGAAAGCATAACTAAAGGCGACCCTCTCAGACAAAAAGGAAAAGTGTCCGAATTAGCTTTAGGCTATCAAGGTGGCGCTGGAGCTTTAAAAGCAATGGGTGCATTGGAAATGGGCATTGAAGAAAACGAGTTACAAGGTTTAGTTGATAGTTGGCGTAACGCAAATCCTAACATAGTTAATTTTTGGAAGGCTTGCCAAGAGGCTGCAATTAATACTGTAAAATCCCGAAAGACGCATCATACACATGGACTTAGATTTTATATGAAAAAAGGTTTTCTAATGATTGAACTGCCTAGTGGAAGAGCTTTAGCTTATCCAAAAGCTTTAGTTGGTGAAAATAGTTGGGGTAGTCAAGTTGTTGAATTTATGGGATTAGATCTTAACCGTAAATGGTCAAAGTTAAAAACGTATGGTGGGAAGTTAGTCGAGAATATTGTTCAAGCAACTGCAAGGGATTTACTTGCGATTTCTATAGCAAGGCTTGAAGCATTAGGTTTTAAAATAGTTGGCCATGTCCATGATGAAGTAATTGTAGAAATACCTAGAGGTTCAAATGGACTTAAGGAAATCGAAACTATCATGAATAAGCCTGTTGATTGGGCAAAAGGATTGAATTTGAATAGTGACGGGTTTACTTCTCCGTTTTATATGAAGGATTAGGAGGATAGATTATGACAATAAAGGAATTAGAAGAGAAGTTTAACATCTCTCGATATTTTGTTGTAAAGCATGATAGGGATTGGGAAACAGGCGAAATCATTGGCACTTATATTGTTTTAGATGAATATGCGGACCATATCGACATAGAAGTTGAGGAAGTGATCTAATGCAACAACAAGCATATATAAACGCAACGATTGATATAAGGATACCTACAGAAGTTGAATATCAGCATTTTGATGATGTGGATAAAGAAAAAGAAACGCTGTCAGATTACTTATATAACAATCCTAACGAAATACTAGAGTATGACAACTTAAAAATTAGAAATGTAAATGTAGAGGTGGAATAAATGAGTATCGTAAAGATTAACGGTAAACCGTATAAATTTACCGAACATGAAAATGAATTGATAAAAAAGAATGGTTTAACTCCAGGAATGGTTGCAAAAAGAGTACGAGGTGGCTGGGCGTTGTTAGAAGCCTTACATGCACCTTATGGTATGCGCCTAGCTGAGTATAAAGAAATCGTGTTATCCAAAATCATGGAACGAGAGAGCGTAATGGCTAGGCAACGACGTAAAGAGGCTGAGCTAAGAAGAAAGAAGCCACATTTGTTTAATGTACCACAGAAACATTCACGTGATCCGTACTGGTTCGATGTCACTTATAACCAAATGTTCAAGAAATGGAGTGAAGCACAATGAGCATAATCAGTAACAGAAAAGTAGATATGAATGAAACGCAAGACAATGTTAAGCAACCAGCACATTACACATATGGCGACATTGAAATTATAGATTTTATTGAACAAGTTACGGCACAGTACCCACCACAATTAGCATTCGCAATAGGTAATGCAATCAAATACCTGTCTAGAGCACCGTTAAAGAACGGTCATGAGGATTTAGCAAAGGCGAAGTTTTACGTCCAAAGAGCCTTTGACTTGTGGGATTGATGACCATGATAGATAACGTGTGTAAAGAATACTTAAACCAATTTTTCGGATCTAAGAGATATCTGTATCAGGATAACGAGCGAGTGGCACATATCCATGTAGTAAACGGCACTTATTACTTTCACGGTCATATCGTGCCAGGTTGGCAAGGTGTGAAAAAGACATTTGATACAGCGGAAGAGCTTGAAACATATATAAAGCAACATGGTTTGGAATACGAGGAACAGAAGCAACTAACTTTATTTTAAGGAGATGTAAATAATGAATAATCGTGAACAAATTGAACGGTCAGTTATAAGTGCTAGTGCGTATAACGGCAATGACACAGAGGGATTACTAAAAGAGATTGAAGACGTGTATAAGAAAGCGCAAGCGTTTGATGAAATACTTGAGGGTTTACCTAATGCTATGCAATATTCACTCAAAGAAGATATTGGTCTTGATGAAGCAGTAGGGATTATGACGGGTCAAGTTGTCTATAAATATGAGGAGGA